TTGCGGGCGTGTATGCCGTTAACCCACAAAACCGCCAAGCCTATGGTTCCAACAAGTTGAGAAACTTTGTTGTTACACAAGCCGCCACGGTTGCAACATCCGGCACAACTAGCGTAACCGTTAGCCCCGCCGTGATTACTAGCGGTCAATTCCAAAACGTTAGCGTTACTAACGCCGGTGCATCCGCCGTTACACCGTTCAACAATAGCGGAACCGTTTCACCCCAAAACATCATCATGCACCGTAACGCATTCTGCTTGGCAGTAGCCGATCTCGAATTGCCTGAAGGTGTACATTTTGCGGGCCGTGCTTCCGATAAAGAAATCGGACTTTCAATGCGTGTTGTACGTCAGTACACCATCAACAACGATTCAATTCCAACTCGTTTGGATGTGTTGTACGGATGGGCACCTTTGTATCCCGAATTGGCTTGCCGCGTTGCCGCCTAAACTAAATTAAGGAGTAATTAACATGAGTAATCCAGGACCCGCAACCACAGTAAGCAATCACCCCCAAAACTTGGCCACAAACCAAGCGTTGCGTTTGATTGCTTCCGCACAATCCGTAAACTTGGCCCTAGCGGGTGATACCGCTATGGTTGTGTTGGATGTGTCTAAATTTGTGCCCACAAGCGTTGTAATCACAAACGGCCTAAACTCTAGCGGTGCAACAACCACTATTGCAACGGCAACCGTTGGTGTTTACACCGGAACGGGCCAAACCGGTTCAACCGTATTGACTACCGCCGCTTTAACAAGCAACACCGGTGGCCCTTATGTGACCATTTCAACCGCAACAAATCCTAACACCGCTATTTCTAGCCCAACTAACATTTATGTGAACGTTGGAACTACGATTGCCGCGACTTGTGACGTATTTGTCTACGGTTACGACCTTACATTTTTACCCTAATTTGTGAGTAAATAAGGGGAAAGCCATCCACAAAACGGGTGGCTTTTTTTATTTTTCAAGATACAATCAACGCAAAGGAGTTTTTATGTCATTACAAACTACGATCCTTAGAGGTAATATCCTCAATTCTTTCCTTGTTTACCCTACTTTGACACCCGCAGCGGTTTCCGGTTCACAAGCAACACAAACATTTACGATTCCTGGCCTTGTGGTTAATGATTTCGTAAATATTTCATTGCAAGGTGCGCAAACAACCGGTGTTGGCATTGCAAACGTTTGGGTTTCTGCCGCTAACACATTGTCAATTCAGTTTACAAATAGCACGGGTTCATCCGCAACGCCCGCATCCGGTGTTTACACATTGGGTGTTGATCGTTTGGAAGGCACCGTTCTACCAACTAATGCCGCATAATCATGGCCGGATCAACCGTTCAACGCAATAGTGGTCAAACCGTTGCTTTATCCGTTACAAGCACCGCGCATTCAAGCACGTTGATTGCCGGATACACGAATGACCAAATCAACTACGCATCCTTTTTGAACACCGGTGCGGCACCTATGGCGATTAAGTTTTCTAACGCATCGCCTTGCCCCGCACCAACGTTCCCAACGGATGGGACAAATGGTGATTATGTTTTACCAGCCGGTATGACCTCACCATTGATTCTTGCTACGCCCGCCGCGCCGTTTTACATGACGGCGATAAGCAATAGTGGCACCGCCGGTTTACTTTATGTAACACCGGTTGGCGATCAAAGCTAAAGGAAAGTTATGGCTGGCCCTGCAAAAACCATTGACCAAAATATATTACCCGTTCAAGCATATTTTGATGTTTACGGTAATTTTCAAACGTTCATTGGGCAGGGCCAGGCATTCACCGTTCCGATCAATCCGATCCTAAGCGGATTAACGATCACCAATAGCACCTTAGATTCTTCACCGATTGGTGCTACAACGCCATCAACCGGCGTTTTTACCAATATCACCACTACAACCGGAACAATTACAACAACACCGGCGAATAGCACCGATATTGCAAACAAATATTATGTTGACACGGTTGCACAAGGGCTAGGCCCCAAAGCGGCGTGCCAAGTGGCAACAACCGCAAACATCACGTTAAGCGGATTGCAAACAATTGATGGCTACACAACATTAGCCGGTGATCGTGTTTTGGTTAAAAATCAAACCACATCATCACAAAACGGAATTTACATAGCATCGGCAAGCGCATGGGCACGTTCTAGTGACATGAACGTTTGGTCTGAATTTTCCGGTGCTTACACGGTTCTTTTGAATGGTGGCCAAGCTAACACCGGATGGGTTTGCACGGCATCATCTAGCGGAACGTTAGGAACAACGGCCGTTCCTTGGGTTCAATTTAGTGGAAATGGAACCTATTACAACGGAACCGGCCTAAGTTTAACCGGCAACACATTTAGCATCACAAACACCGGTGTAACGGCCGCAACCTATGGTTCGGCAAGCCAATCTGTTACTTTGGCGGTGAATGCGCAAGGCCAAATCACTAGCGCAAGCCAACAAAACATTGCGATTGCCGCAAGCCAAATCACAAGTGGAACCATTTCAACTAGCCTAATTAGTGGTTCATACACCGGAATTACCGGCGTTGGAACAATTACGGTTGGAACATGGAACGGAACCACTATTGCCCCCGCGAATGGCGGAACCGGTGCAACAACGCTAACCGGATATGTTAAAGGCAACGGAACAAGTGCTTTTACGGCCACAACCACTATCCCGAACACGGATATTACCGGTTTGGGCACAATGTCAACGCAAAATGCCAATTCCGTTTCAATCACGGGTGGATCGGCAACGCTTTCAACATTGGTTACAAGTGGCTTAACCGGCTATCTTTATGGCAACGGATCAAGTGCGGTTAGCGCATCAACCACAATTCCAACATCGGCGTTAAGTGGTAATTTTGTAAGCACATTTAGTGCGGGAACCACGGGATTTACGCCATCAACCGGCACAACGGGGGCGGTTACGCTTGCCGGAACATTGAATGTTGCCAGTGGTGGAACCGGTGTAATCGCATCAAGTGGTGCTAATTCGGTTGTTTTGCGTGATGGAAACGGCAACATCACTACTAATTGCTTGTTTGAGGGCTACACAAGCCAAGCTGCTAGCACATTGATTACGTTGACAGCTTCTTCTGTTCAGAATTGGGCCATTACAGGCTCTGGCGGTCAGACGATTAAACTGCCTGATGCAACTACGCTGCCCAATGGCGCTACGTTTACGTTTAACAATAACCAATCTAGCGGCACGATTGTTATTCAAAACAATTCGTCCACTACGGTTATCACGGTTCAATCAGGCTCTTACATTACAGTTGTTTTGTTGAGCAACTCAACAGCAGCAGGGTCGTGGGATTACCATAATTCGACGCCTAGCAACGCAAGCTGGTCGACTAACACGTTGAATTGGGCTGGTTCTTATACAAACGGCACATGGAACGGTAACGTTGTTGGCCTTGGTTATGGCGGCACAAACGCTAATTTAACCGCCGTTGCCGGTGGTGCGGTTTATTCTAGTGGAAGCGCATTAGGGATAACATCCGCCGGAACAAGTGGTCAAGTTCTAACTTCTAATGGATCATCGGCCCCAACATGGCAAAGCGTTAGTGGATCGATTTCAATTAGTGATGATACAACCACAAATGCAACCCGTTATTTAACGTTTACAAGTGCCACAAGTGGATCGGTTTCAACCGAATACACAAGTTCAACAAAGCTACAATTTAACCCTAGCACGGGAATTATTACGGCAACGCAATTTAGTGGATCGGGTGCCGGTTTAACATCAATTCCCAATAGTGCTTTAACCAATTCAAGCGTAACCGTTGGATCAACCGCCATTAGTTTGGGCGGAACGGCCACAACGATTGCCGGATTAACATCGGTTACATCAACCACTTTTGTGGGTGCGTTAACCGGCAACGCAAGCACGGCAACAACGGCCACAACCGCAACCAACGCAACCAACATTGCCATCACCGATAACACAAGCACCAACGCAACGTATTATCCGGTTTTCGTAAGCAATTCAAGCGGAAATAATGCCGCAACAACATCATCAACTAAGCTAAAATATAATCCATCAACCGGTGCGTTATATGTAAGCGCTATTTATATAGCACCATAAGGGGAAAACATGGGCCAATTAGTCTTTTCGGCAACATCGGGCGGTCAAATTGCCCTAAGTGGAACAAACACCGCATCATCACTAACCATCACCGTTCCCGCCGTTACCGGAACAATGGTTACAACCGGTGATACAGGAACGGTTACCGTTACCATGTTATCCGCAACCGGAACACCATCAAGTTCAACATATTTGCGTGGTGATGGAACATGGTCAAGCATTTCAGCACAAACATATCCAAGTGCCGGAATAGCTAATAGCACCGGAAGCGCTTGGGGAACATCTTATTCGACAACCGGATCAGGAACTGTTGTTGCATTAGCTACAAGCCCATCTTTTACAACGCCTATTTTGGGAACACCTACAAGTGGAAATTTAAGTAATTGCACCGTTGATGGCACAAATGGTGTTGGTTATATCAATATCCCAGTTAATAGCCAATCTACGGCATACACCGCGGTTTTATCAGATGCCGGTAAAGTTATTTTCCATCCATCAACAGATGGAAACGCTAGAACATTCACAATACCTGCTAACTCAAGCGTTGCCTATCCTGTTGGAACAACTTTAACGTTTATTAATATTA